TCTGCCATGCTAGAAATACCGTTAATTAATCCATCTATGATATTTCTACCTATTTCAAACAAATCAATACTTGAAAGAGTATCCCAAATTGCTGTGCCGATATCAATTGCAGTTGAAACAACATCATCAATAACACTGATTAGACCAGATACAAAATTAACGATTAATTCAACACCTGCAGATAACAGATCACCAACAAAGCCAAGAAGTGTTCCTAGTAAGCCAACAATCAGTTCAGCTCCTGCAGAAAGTAATTGGCCCAAAAGACTTAAAACACCACTGATTAACGCTCCGATTAATTGAATACCTGCATCGAGCAGTTGTGGCAAAGCGTCCAACAACGCTCTTAATAACGCCACGATTAACTGAATCGCTGCTGAAACAAGTTGAGGAAGAATAGATATAACACCTTTAACCAAAGCTGTTATTAATTGAATACCTGCATCAAGTAATTTCGGCAATGAATCAATTAACGCCCCTAACAATGCGACAATAATTTGAATGCCTGCAGCTATCAATTGAGGCAAGATGGATAGAATACCGTTAATCAACGCCATTAACAGTTGGATTCCAGCACTTATTAATTGAGGTAATGCATCAATTAAAGCACCCACAAGGGCTAAAGTAATTTGTACAGCAGCTAAGATTAACGTCGGCAACATAGATAACACACCATCTATCAACGCCATTAAAATTTGAATACCTGCACCGATTAACATCGGTAACGCAGCTATAAATGCTCCTAGCAGGCTTGTTACTGCTGTTAAACCTACACTTACTAATGTTGGCAACGCTGTAATGATTGCATTGACTAAAGTAGTTATAATCTGTAATCCAACATCTAAAAACATGGGTAATAGTGTAAGAAAAGTGTCAATTAATGTTGTAATAATCGTGATAATAACCTCAATTATTACTGGTAGTGCACTAATAATTCCATTTATCAATGTTGTTAATATTGTAATACCTATTTGTATAAGTTGTGGAAGAACTGTCGTAATAGCAGTAACAATTTGCATAATGATTTGCATACCAACTGATAATAATATAGGTAACGCAGTCGCTATACCATTTACCAATGTCGTTATCACTTGAGTAGCCAGACCAATAAGCATAGGCAAATATTGAACGATAGCATCTACTATCATAGTAATAATTTGAGAAGCTACTGTAATTATTCCAGGTAGAGCCGCAGTTAAACCATTTAAAAAACTAGTAATCAAATTGGTAGCTAATTCGATAAACCTTGGAAGATTACTACTAATAAAATCAGCAACACTCCCAATTTTTTGTTGCAAATCTTCAAATACTTTAGTGATTCCACCAGTAGATAAATCTCCAGTTTTTAGCCATGCAGCTATAAATGCCACAACTAATGAAATAATAGTACCCATTGGACCAGATACCCCTAATATAACCAAAGCTAATTTAGTTAACATACTAACTACTAAAGAGAGAACTCCACCTAATTTACCAAAACTACCTCCCATACTTTCTAACAATCCATTAGCTAAACTAACTCCCGAAGAAAATACTCCTGATAAAAAATTACCAATAGTAGATAAAATAGATGCTAATCTATCAATGCCTGAAGCCATCAAATCTTTCACAGCTTGTACAAAATTTTGAATTGCAGGAACAACAATTGCTGCAATTTCAGAGCCTATCGTTATCATTTTTTGGAAACCTAAAACAAGTGTATTACCAACAACAGACGCAACAGTCTGCAAAGTTGGTAAAATTCCCGATAATACTTGCATTAAAAATTGAAACGCTGTAACTAATCCATCACGAATAGTTGTTATAAGATTATTCAATCCATTTCGGAAGGTTTCGTTGGTGGTGTAGAAATAAGTAAATACACCAATCAAAGCGCCAATTGCAGCGATAATCCATCCTACAGGTCCCATAAAACCTAGTAACATTTTAATTGTTCCGACAAGTCCTAAATTGCTTAAAGTCATCATAGCTATGTGTAAACCAGTGACTGCAACAGTAACCATTTGAATTGCTGACGATACCAACGAGGCAATTTTCAACGCTATAAGCGCACCAGCAACTGCTGATATAGCTGGAGCAAGTAATATTGCAACTTCTTTTAGTTCTTCAAATACTATTTTAGCTTCGCCGAACAACTCTTTTATTTCATCAGTATGTTGAATAGCATAATCCATTTGCTCAATGATAAACCCAAAAGTATCATTGACAATCCCTTTTAATCCATCAATATTTTGAGCAATGGTTTTACCAGTTAATGCTTGAGTAAATTCATCAAATTTCGTAATCATATTTGCTAAATTCTTTGAAACACTATTACGTAAATTACCAATACTTGTTGCAATTCCCAGACTATTCTCTTTTGCCAAATCAGCTAACATGCCAGTTCCCGTACCAAGTTCAATTAATTTCCCTTGAAATTCATCGAATGTAACAGTACCTTCTTTCAAAGCTGCATACAAATCACGTTGAGCACTTCGACCTGTATATCCCATTGCTTCAGCTGTTTTTTGCAAAGCTAAAGGCATTGTTTCCTGCAAAGTTTTCCAACTTTCGAGATCCACAGATCCTGTACTTAACATTTGATTAAACTGTTGCATTCCACGACTAGCATCGTCAGTGGATGCCCCCGAGGCAAGAAAGGCATTATTTAAAGCTAGAACGGTTTTCGTTGAACCTTCGAGATCACCAGTAATTGCCGTCATTTGTTGTGTGGAAGCAACAACATCATCTAATTTGGTTGGTAAACCATCAATTCCGTCAGATAACATATTAATAGATTTTTCACTATCTTCTGCGCTGTATCCCAATGCACTAAGGACTTTCGGAAATTTTTGCATAGTATCGAAACGAGATATGGCACTATCAAGTGAACTTTTTAAAATATTAAATGCAGCACTAGCGACTTTGACTAATCCAATAGCAGTTACCATATTCTTTATTCCAGAACTAGCCTTTTGACTCTTACCTTCCAATTGATCCAAATCTCCATTTAAAACTTTTACAGATTTACCATCAACATCTACCGAAATTACAACACGTCCATCAGCCATCATTCCACCTCGCTTTCATCAGGTAATCGATACACATCTTTCAATTTCATCATTTGTTTTTCTTCTGTATCGTGTTTGCTAGGCTTTTTCCACATACGAATAGACACTACTTGCCTGAACTTCGTATCTTCTGGAAGTCCTGCAAGTAGCGCCTGAAATTTATGCCAATGTAATTTACCTTGCTGTTCGATTAAATCAATACCATATGCCTGCATAAATGATGCATATATGTACTCTGCATCATATTTTAAAGAATAAAAATTTTCTTTGTCTTTTTTATAATTTGCTGGTAACGGATTACCAGCTAAATCTGTATGAATCGGTTCTTCTTTCCCTTGATTCACATAATTATAAAATGTTTGATTAAAAATATTGGACTGAATATCTAATGGTAAGGCAATCAAATCTGTATCTGAACCAAAAAACATTTGTAACCCTAATCTGATTTTATAATTAGGAGCTAATCGTTTTTCATTCGTCATATCAATGATTTTCAGAATGTTATCGAAAGTAACCGTAACTTTATACTCTTTACCCTCAATTTTTATGACATCTTCTGGCTGATAGTAAAGGCTGAACATACCTGTTCACTCCTTTACTTTAAGTATTTTGATTCCACAGCTTTTAAATCTTCTGATTCCAATTCTTCTTTGATGCCAAGTGCAATCATATAGAGATATTGCGTAATAATAACCACTGATGGATTTAATTTGTACATCTTTTCGTAGGAGCCTTCACCAAGCATTGCATCTGCAATTTCTTTAATGACTTTTTCTGATTCATCCCAATCATTACCATTTTTTTCCAATTTAGAAACTCTCCCTTCTAAATCACTAAATAATTCGTGGAATTCTTTGACATGTTCGTCCGAACGGTCAAATTGTAAGGTTAAGACTGTTTTTCCCTCGTCATCCTGAAAAGGAATATCAATAATATTTCGTTTCAGTTGGATTGCTTTCATGTAAATCTTCCTTTCTTTTTAAGAGGGGAATCATCACCTCCTCTAACCTTCTGGTGTTTTTTCTGGTGTACCATCATGTTGAATAACAAAAGATAATTCTTCTTTCGTATTGGAATCCCCACCAGCAATTTTGATGTCTAATAAGCGCGCAACTCCCTCATAAGTGGTTCCGTCAGTAGATACCCACTTATGCCATACTTTACGCCCATTCCCAATTGCAAACTCTTTATCGATAACAATTTTTTGAGCATCATCTTCATAATCCACAAACCCTTCTGGTGACCAACGCTTGCGGATACCTAATACATCAGTTGTATCGATTCCTGTATAGTCATTATAATCTTCAGTCACATCCTCGGAATCATTCCCCATTGTTGTAATCCCTGAAGCCAACCATTTATAATCAGTCTCGGTTGGTTTAGTCGTGTCTGAGGTCCATGGTGCAAGATAATGTTTACGTACACTGTTTAAATTTTGTGCCATTATTATTCCTCCTTTGTAGGATACGTTGTGATATTTGCTTGTACATCAAGCATAAAAACATAATTTCGCTTATCATCTAATTGATTGATAAACGGTTTGTTCATAATAGAAATAGAGTTAAAAGAAAAAGAGTTATCAGCACTTTTTAGCTCTGATAACTCCTCTAAATAATTTGATACTAACCATAATGTGTTACCTATTTTTTCTTGGTCAACTGATTTCATCGCAAACTCATAATTGAGTTGCTGATCCTTTGCACCATCCATATATTCCAGTATTACTCTGCTACCAGGTAATGGATAGACACAGAAAGATTCTGTTGGTTGCAAATAGCCTAGTCTACATCTAATTGGCAGATTAGGGATATTGTTTATATTTTCGTTAAGGCGTTCGATAAAATCCATCAGAAACCAGCCCCTTTCTTGAATGCTTCTAGCCAATCAGATATAAAAACTGATTTTGCTTTTAAGTCCCATCTTGGCCCAGTTCCAGGAGTGGTGTAATTCCATCCACCCGGTGCGTAATAATGTCTTCTTGCGTATGGAGCGTTCCACTCAATAGATTTACCGTCTGGAGACACGTTACTTAATGTTCGTAAGTTACCATCGCGCATGGGAACAAAACTTTCATTCATTGTCGCATGCATTCGTTGAGACATATTAAATTGACCACGTTCAAAAGCATCCGTGGAAACTTTTCTTCTCAAACTTCTTAAATCTACACTTATACCTGGCATGCTATTTCACTTCCAATTCATATCCAATGATTTCATCCGACATAAAATATAAAGGTATTGCCTTAACTATTGTAAACTCTTTGCCATTGAAATTTACGATACCTTCATTCTCTAATATTGGCATATCAGGATTGTATTGCTTAAAAATCACAACCAAAGCATTGGGGGCATTTTCGGTGGCATTAATTCCCTGCCGTTTAAAATCGTAACCTTCATCAATTCGTGCATGAGGCAATTCAATAGGATTAGAAAAAATAGGTTTCCCCCAGTCATCTTCGCCATCTATTGCATTATAGGAGATAGCATGAGGAAACACCTGTTTTGGTGGTAGTCTGAACCTCATATGCTTACACCTCGATACAATAATCCTGTACCAGATAAAGCAGCAATGGCATCCTCTGATACAATACTAGGCGCTTCTTTTCTTCCAGTATTGGAGTAGCGTGATGCTTCCGATACGCTGGTACGTCCAATAGACCACAATTGCGGTGTATTAATCTCATACGTGCTGGTAGCTCCTGTTTGTTGCATATACTCAATTTGCAACGCTATTGCCTTTTTGAATTTAATCTTCCGAAACTCGATATCCTTGGACAAATCGTGAAACTGATAGA